GCAGCGGATGCCAAACAGAAGCTAAGCGGCAAGATCAACGAGGCCGCACGTAAAACTGCAATCGAGAAAGTTGGCGCGCTTGTGCCAAAGATTGTCGGTGCATATGTGGCGGGGGAGGACGATGAGGACGACGAGGTTACTCCATATCCTCAGTCGTGGAACGATGTCGATTCGAGTCAGCAGGACGAGGTTAAGGAAGCATGGATTGACGATAACAAGCAGCAGATGCTTGATAGCGAAATAGAAAGCTGGTGGGAGAACTCTGCTCCAGAGGATGCGCGCTATCAAATCTGGAGCCAAGGTGAATGGGCACGCGAAAAACTCGCCGAGGTTTTGGAAGGCTATGGCGTTGATTTAAAAGAGAGCGGATTGCTCACTGAGAAGGGCGACCTCAAGCCCGAGGTGCTAGGAGACGACTGGCGCGGTGGTGGAGATGGAGATACATTTCAGTACACAACCAAGAGCGAAGCTAGGTGGAAAGATGAGAAGGACGTAAGCTGGACGCAGCAGAACTATTACATTCCCGACCAAACAGGTCTCATTAATCCAGAGTTCTTTGATCAGATGGTCGATGGTGATGGCCAGCGTATTTTTCCTACCGGTCCAGATGCAAAGCAGGGCGTGCTGGAAGGCGTTGAGCCGCCACAAGAATTAACGGCCACGAAGCCCGCCGCCGAGATTTACCACGACTTCGAGCGCGAGATCATGATTAAAATCTCCAACCCGGATGACTCGTGGATGACGCCACCAGACGAGGACTACTTCTCGGATAGCATCAAAGACTACGCCGAGCAAGCGTTCGAGGAAATGAGCGATAGCCAGAAATACAAACTCGCCGAAGATAAATTTAGCGATGCGTGGGAGGCGGACTCTGGCGGTAAGGGCAGTTCGGTTGAAATTCGAGAGCCTGCCGAATATAAGCTCATCTCCGATGGAGAAAATTACGATCGCACGCGCGCGCTAGGAAACAAGCTCACCGAGGAACGATTCAAAGAGGTGCTAAAAGATCGCGAAAAGTTTACAGGGCCTATGTCCGCGACCTTTTCGGAAGCCGCTTTTATCGAATCACTCTGGAAATCCTGGAAGGGTAAGTCTCACCACGAGCGCGGCATGGCGTTCCAGGCCGCCGCCGCCGATGAGCTGGGCGGTAACTACTACGGCGATCATGTCGGTATATCGTTTGAGAAAGCAAAAAGCTGGGCGGATGCGAATATCCCTGGCGGCTTCGAGACCATGAAGGCTTACGTGCGCGCGCAATGGGAAGTCAATCAGTATCTGTTTGAGAAAGCCGGGGTCAACGAGCTTGACCTCTATCGCTCGGTCTGGGTTCAAAGAGAGAAACTGCAAGGGGGAACGCAGGCGGTGTTCGGCAAGGGCGGCTATGAATACTATGCGTTGCCGCAGCTCTACATTCCGCAAAATGGCGCGGCATCGTTCACGGTGCAGCCTCACCTTGCCAATAGCTGGGCCGGTGCTGGAGCTGTCCCGCCTGATTCGGACCGTGTAGTAATCCGCGCGCGTGTGCCGAAGGAAGCCGTGCTGTCGTTGCCGGTTTTTGGAAAAAACCTGCACAGCGAGCAAGAGGTGGTCGTATCAGGCTTGCCTTGGAAGTCATGGGATGCGTGGTATCAGAGAGCACCTGGTTTTGACGACTTCGAGATCAAGCACCCGCGCGGCCCCGATGGACGATTTATCGCAAAGCCCGATTGGAAAGAAGTTGACGCCAAGGCGCCGGGCGGATGGTCTGTTATGCAATCTGATAGCGGCGACCCCGATCTAGTGTCCTGGAACGTGGAAGGCCCGGACGGAAAAGTATGGACGACCAAGCCGACGAAAGAGGCCGCAACCGAAACAATGAAGGGCCTAGCAAAGGCAGTATCTGCCGGTTTCACGTTGGAGCCTGTTGATAATTATTTTGCGCTTAAAGGTCCAGGCGTTGATCTCGAATTTACGGACTACAACGCCGCATTGCAGAGTCTCCTGACCAAAGGGGCCGCGACAGAGGCCGCGAAGATCATGCCTGGCGGGTACAAGGTGGCCCCCGTTGCTGGCGGCTGGGCGCTGACCGGGCCGGGAATAACGGACCCTACTATATATCCGACACAAGACGATGCGTATCAGGCATGGGCAGTGCTGGAGAAGAAAAAGGCCGCCTAAATGCGATACAAGAAAAATCAAGTCACCGGGCAATTTGGCTCGCGCGTGCCTGACGATGCTGTCGTGCTCGACGCGCCGCTGGATAATGGCCCCGATGAGCATTGGCTCTCGGGTGATGCCGGTAAGCGCGCGCGCTTCCGAGAGCTTGCCCGCCAGAATCAAGAGAAGAAAAAGCGTGCGCAATTTTCAAAGGCCGAGCCTGAGAAGCGCAAATACTGGCGCAAGCTTACAAAGTATGAGGAGCGCCTTGACCTCGACGATATAGACATGCAGTTGGCGATTATCGCGGACGAGGCCAACAATAAGCTGCGCAATATCTTGCGCCTCGCGGAGCGGCGAGCTGTCTCGCAAATTACCGAACTGATCACGCACGGGCTAACGCCGCGTGGTATCGCCGTGTTTCGCCTCGATATGGGCAATCAGTTTTCCAGCACCTTTCGTGATTTTCTTTTGGAGGCATGGCGCGAGGGAATTGACGACGGCTTCGAGGAGCTACCCGACGAGATACAGAGCAGCCTTCGCATGCTCAGGGCGTTTGAGGTAGAGCAGAAGCCGCACGAGTTTGCGTTAGTGCAGGAGCTTCACGTTTACAAAATCGTCCAGCGCGGTGAACGCTGGTGCGTGACGACCGAGGATGGTTCGCGAACGCTCGGCTGCCACGATACGCGCGAGGAAGCGCTTGCGCAGCTCCGCGCCGTGGAAGCGAATAAGAAATATCACACGCCTGGCGGACATGATCACGATCAATCTACGCATGGGAACTGGGCCACCAGCGACGCGACGGATAGCGGGGCGTTTAAGAAATGGTTTGAAGGCAGCAAGGTTGTGGATAGTAATGGTAAGCCACTGGTCGTTTATCACGGAACGGAAAATGAGTTTGATGAATTTAAAACTCCTCTATTCGATGAAAAGGGCAATCGAGTATATCGTGAGGGTGATGGTGTTTTTTACTTCTCCACTAGGCCCGACTACTGGGAGCGAGTAAGCGGAGACCTATTGTCGCGACGTAAATATAACATGATGGTGTATTTATCCATCCAGAATCCTGCTGTATTAACACGCACGCAAATTGATGCGTTAATGTTCGGAGCAAAGCCAGAAAAATTTCCGAAGGATGCTGCATTTTTACGCCAGTTGAAAGAGGCTGGACATGATGGAGCCGTAAGCGATGATGGAGTTGAGTGGGTAGCGTTCTCGCCGACGCAAATCAAGTCCAAGTTCAATAAGGGCACGTTCAATCCTAAAGACCCGCGCATCAGTTACGCGAAAAATTATCACACGCCGGGCGGGCAGGAGCACGATCAGGATACCCACGGTAACTGGGCAGACGGCGGTGATGCAGATAAGGCGGAGCCGAAGGAGCGCGCACTTGAAGTTTATCTCACGCCGAACGATGTCGAGCCTTACGATGCACCAGGAGGCAGGCCAGCCTTTACGCTCAAGGGTCAGCGCGGCTCTTACTGGAACGGCAAGATATTAACGCCCGATGAAATACCCGAAACGATTTACCATGTCACCACGGCGAAGGACGCTGTTGAGAAAACCGGATATCTGCTCGGGCAGAACAATGGCGGCGGCATGGGCGGCGGCAACGGCTTAGCTGGGGTCAGTCTTACGACGAGCAAAGAGACGGCTGAGTTTATCGAGCGCGAGATGAAGCGCTCGGCCACGCTGGCGCAAACGGTTAAGACGCGCGATGACTTTCTTAACCTGCTCAACCATTTTGTCAACCAAGACTCGCTGATTGCCGATAGGGAGCCAGAGGCGGTCAAGGCATTGTTTCGCGCAATGGAAAACACGATCGACAACTTTGATGGAAATCTCCCTGCGTATATACGCTTGCGCGAGGAAGGTAGCGAGTTCGCGAAGGGTGACCCCTATGCGACGTTGGCCGCAGAAACATATTCGACGGTCTATCTCAACTCGCGCTCCGATTTGGCTTGGAAGGCCGCGACTGCCAGTGGCGAGCTAGATAAAAGCGTTTACAATGTCCATCCGCTGCGCAACCCATTACTCATGGGCGGCACCGAAGCGCGCATGAGGATGAAACCCGAGCAGGTCAGCATCATCGAAGTTAAGCGCGACATGCTGCCGAAAAATGCACTGGTGCGCACTGGCACCGACGATTTCCTCCAGGAGATCAGGGTGCACGCCGACATTCCGCTCCGCGAGGGCGTGCGCACGAAGCGCCACGGCGACGGACAGTATTTTGTCGCATACCACCTTGCCGATACCGAGCATGATCATGATCAGTCCACGCATGGAAACTGGGCCGAAGGTGATCGCAGCTCGCTAACGCTTGCTGAAAATGCTCCACCGAAAGATAAACCGATCGTGCTTGTGTTTGGAGGCTCTTTTAATCCGCCCCACATGGGGCATATACGGGCAGCGCAGCATGCGGTTGAATTGATGCGCAAGGCTGGTTATGACATTGACCGGGCGATCTTTGCGCCGACAGCAGACAAGCTCGTGCAAAAAAAACTTGGCGCTGGCGCTCTTTCACTTGATGAACGTGTCGAGCTAGTCCGCTTATCGGCTCAAGGTACAGATTTCGAGGTCTCGGGCGAGCCTGCGCGCGAGGCTGAGAAGATCGAGGGTAAGTTACGGCGCACGCAGCTTGCCGACTGGGCGCAACGAAAGTATCCAGGTGTGCGTGTGGTAAATGTTACCGGCGAGGACCAAGCATCGGGCGTAGGCCATGACCGATATCCAGGGGGCACGGCGTTATACACTGGCACCGAGCATCATGCTGGCTACCACTACCTAGCGCTTGCGCGTCCACAAGGCGCGCTTTCTTCGACTAAGATTCGCCAGATGCTCGCCGAAGGCAAAGACATTCCCCCGGATACGATGCACCCCGACGCGGTGAAGCGCCTCAAGAAAACATGAAAAAGCAATATCATCTCGCCGGTACAGAAAACGACCACGACCAGTCCACGCACGGGAGCTGGGCGACGGGTGACGCCACCGAAAGCGAGTCATTCAAAAAATGGTTTGGCGATAGCAAGGTTGTCGACGATGATGGCAACCCGCTTGTTGTGTTTCATGGCACGACGCACGATGTCGAGGAGTTCACCCTAGAACGAGCCAATGTCGAGAACGACTTTGGCGCTGGCTTTTATTTCTCCAGCGAGAGCGATGATGTGGATGAGAATTACGCCGGTGTCGGCCCCGATTTGACAAGCCGCATAGAGCAGTTGGCCGAGGAGATCGTGGCCAACTCGGACGATGAGATCGAGATGGCCGATGCGCGCAAGCAGGCACGCGAGCGTTTGAGCGGCGAAAAACCGAACATCATGCCCGTCTATCTCTCGTTTCAAAACCCTGCAATCCTCGGCGGCGAAGGCGAAACCTGGCTGACTCATGAGTTTGAATACGAGGACCCCGACAACCCTGACAGTGACATCTCCGGCGAGAAGGGTACGCTTGTTGACTTTGTCAATGCGCTGCGGAGCGCCGCGAGCCGATACGACGATGGCGATGTCGAGGATGCAATCCAAGAAATCTTAGGTGTTGCCTACGGCGATGGTATCGAACTCTCGAAGGCGATCGGGATACTCCGAAACACAGAGAGCTTTGGCTATTACACCGACCCCGATACTGGCAAGCTCATGAGTAGCGAGATTACTAGGCAAGCTATTGAGGGCGCCGGGTTTGATGGCATCATCGATCGCACGGTCTATGAGAAGTTTGGCGGTGGTCGAGGCCGTGCTATGGGGGGCATGTCCGAGGACACGACACACTATATCGCCTTCAAGCCCGAACAGATCAAATCGAAGTTTAACAAGGGCGCGTTTAATCCCAACGACCCGCGTATCAGCTACGCGCGCGACTATCATCTCAAGGACACCGAGGACGACCATGATCAGTCCACGCACGGCAATCGCGAGGGTGGCGAAACGCGAGAGGCTCGCAGGGCAAGCGGCTCGACCGCGATGAAACAGGCGCTCCAGGACGAATTAGGCGACCTTGATAAATATCTGATTCACGGCACCACCGCCCTCAATGCGCAATCTATAGAAAAGCATGGAATCGTGCCCGACGTTGGCGATTTCATCAAAGATATGTACGAGGGCGAGTATGTGGCGGCTGGCATCGACTTCGATAGTCTCGCAACGCCGCTCTCGTTCTTCGCTCCCGCATGGGAGGACCGCGCCGGTCGCAGCAAGGCGCTTACTGCAATGCAGCACCATGTAGCGCGCGCCCTCCACAAGGGGTTTCACGATGTTACCGATGATGACATCAAAGAACACGGTGCGCTTGTGGCGGTCAGCCGAGATGCTGCCGAGTTCACGGAGATCGAGGAGGAGGGGCGCAATCGCGGGATTTATCCCGAGGGCTGGGTAGCCGTCGAGACTGGCGACTTCGTGACAGAGGATAGCGTTACGGCGGAGAAAATTATTCGCGGCGATAGACTGGTGAAAATTTGGCGAGAGTGGAACCGTGCGGTTTTACCATTTGAGCGCGATGGGCACAACGAGCGACGCTATGCCAAGCTATTTCATTATCCAGGCGGTGAGGACCATGACCAGGATACTCACGGGAACTGGGCGCGCGGCGACACGGTCGGTTTTTATTCTCCGCTCTCACGCGCAGTCGAGGGCGCCAAGCAGAAGTCGGCGCCAGCCAAAGACTGGATTTCAATTATCTCCAAGGGCGTAACCAAGGACGAACTACAAGCCACCGGTATCATCGAATACCTGCGAAGCAAGGGCAACGAGCAAGTTACAAAAGAGGACCTGACAAAATTTGCGACTGAGCATGCGGTGCAGGTCAGGCCGGTTTTGTTGATGGAGCGCACCATTGATTTTCACAATGCGAATGTACGGCTAGAGAACGCCGGATATTATGTCGCGCAAGATCGCGGGGAATGGGTTTTGATTGATCGTAACAATGCGGCTATCCTTGATGCCCGTAAAGTTTTAACACCAGAGCGCTATAATGATTACGAATTAGTACGGCAGGCTCTTACAGCATCCAACGACAAGCCGAAATATGGCCGTGACTCACTCGTTCTCCCCGGTGGCAAGAACTATCGCGAGTTGCTGTTGACGCTGCCGCAAAAACAAACTCCAAGGCCCGAGCCGATCACGAAGATGTCACCGCTGCTGGAGGTCGTTCATGACTCAAATGCACCGGCTGATCGCCAGTGGTTTGTCAGCAGTACGCTTACCGCTGCGGCAACGCCATTCGGTGGCAAGCATGCCACGAAAGAGGCCGCTATCGCAGAGGCGATTGAAATCCACAACGCAGCCGCAATTGATCAGTGGGAAGTCGAGAATAGCAAGCCGATGTTCCAATCTGGCCACTACGAACAGGCTAACATCGTCGCGCATCTGCGCATGGATGACCGCGATGTGGACGGCAAGAAAGTCCTTTTCATCGAGGAGATTCAATCCGACTGGGCACAGCAAGGCCGCGAGCAAGGATTCAAAACTTTTCCCGACGACGTGCTCCGCGCGGCTGTTACTGGCGGCATGTCGAAAGAACAGGCCGAGTCCGACATCAAGTATCTGCTCGACAATCCGTTCACTACGCCTGAGCATCCGGCGAATGACCGCTGGCAGCGGCTAACTCAGGCGATGGAGCGATCGGGCATGAGCAATCCCGAGGCGTGGCAGTTAGCGAATGACGCATTTCACGACCGGCCCGATAGAGGCGTTTCTACCGCACCTTTTGTTACCGATACAAAAGCATGGGTCGGCCTTGCGATGAATCATGCGATCGCCGAAGCGGTCAACGGCGGCTACGACGCTGTTGCGTGGACAAATGGCGCGCAGCAGGCGGAGCGATATGACCTGAGCAAGCACGTTGATCAAATCACCGCGAAACGGTCCAGCGATGGTTACGAGTTGAGTGTGCGGGGCAAAGGCGGAGACATTATCTTTGCCGGTGTGTTAAATTCAGAGAACGACCTTGCTGATACCGTTGGCAAGGAAATGGCAGAAAAGATCATTCGGAATACTGCGCCACAATCGGAATATGATAGGTCTTGGGTCTATAACAGCCTCGACCTCAAGGTCGGCGGCGAAGGCATGAAGTCATTTTACGATCAGATCGTGCCGAGCGTTGCGAGCAAGTTGATCAGGAAAAACGACCCAGCAGCGAAGATCGATAAGATCAAGATGGTATTCGCAAAGCTGCGCGGAATGGGCGAGTTATCGAACCAAGGTGTCGATGACTGGGAACGAACCGAGCAGCAGGGCTTCTATATCACGCCCAAGATGCGTGAAGCTATCCGCAAGGGCATCGCGCTGTTTGAGTCCGAAGATGACGAGCGCGTCTACCACCAGCCGGATAATCCAGACCACGATCAAGAGTCGCACGGCAACTGGGCAACGGGAGAAACGTCCGACCCGGAAAAAGAAAAAGCCGAGAAGCGTCAGCGGATGATCAAGACTCTGGTTGACGAGATCGCGGTCAACATGGAGTTGGGTCACTATCGCGGGAAAATTCAAGCGTTCGAGGAGCCAGGGCCGCCCTTCAAGGTTGGCGAGGACGAATACGTCACCGGGGGGAGCTTCAACCCTGAGACCGGCGAGATCAAGTTGTACGGTGGCGCGTTAGCGAATGGCCCGGCTGGCGTCCTGGCTCATGAGGTGCAGCACGCGCGTTGGCACGACTGGAACGCGCAGTCAAATAAAGAATACCAGTTGATGATTAATAACAGCCGGATGTTTTTAGATGCGGTAATCACCGACGCAGACCGTGACTCGAAATGGGGCAATCACAAACTTGACCCGATGACGCCCAACGGGTTTTTAAAGGAGGAATTTAAAGACCGATATCCGGCGTACTGGATTCAAGAGAAACTATTTGCCGACAAGTACGGCGAGCTTGCTAAGAGTGATGGCGTTACCGATTACAGCAGGTCGTATTGGAAAGAATGGAACGAGAAAAAAGAGCCTTTTCTCTTTCAGCGCACAATCAACGAGACGCTCGCCGAGATCGCGTATCTTGAATATCAGAAAAAGCGCTACGGCGACAAGTCGTATGACAAAGTAGCATCGGCGTGGAAGCAGCTCTACGTCGCAATCCGTGATTATGGTCGCTTCTCAGAGGGTGTACTTAAAAAGGCCGCAGAGAAAATCGAGGATAGCGTTCGCTACCTCGATGAGAATTTTCAACTTACCACTAAGGATAAGGCGATTTGGGTAAACGTCCTCGCTGCCGATGGGTCTAGCAAATGGGGCATCGCACCTCGCGCCAAGAAATTTCATTACCCAGGTGGTGAAGATCACGATCAAAGTCTACACGGCAACTGGGCGACTGGTGGCGGCGAAGGCGCCGGAAGCAAGCCACCGCTTGAGCACAAAAGCAAGTTCGTCGGTGAATATCCAGGCGGTGGTTACGATTCCCCACAGGTGCAAGCGTATTACGCGCGCGAAAGAGAATGGGAGGCGCGCGTGCGCGAGGAGCTTTCGTTTGGGCGACTGGATTACGCCGACGCGCAGAAACTCGGGTACAGCGAACATAACGGCGAATGGATAGAGCTGCCGCAAGAGTTGTATCACGTCACTGTCGCTGGTGAGGCCGTCGAAAAAGGCGGTCTTATACCGAAAGGTCAGCGTGACCCTGAGTCCGCGCGCGGCGTTGGCGGCGGCCCGATGGAAACGATCAGCATCACCGATAGCAGGGCAGTCGCCGAAGGAATTTATCGCGGCATCCTGGAGGCACGCGCCATTGCCACGGGCGAGACCACGGTAAAGGACCTATGGGAAAAGGCCCTCTCGGGCACGCAAGGTTCAAAGGCTTTTGCTCGCGACATCGCGAGGGGTTATGGCCAGGCTAAAAATTGGAACGTGGGCGACCCACCGCCGCCACTTATACAGCAGCTAATCGATGGTAGGACATATATTCAATCAACCTGGCACCCTGGCAGCCCATCGCTTCTCATGGCGCGCGAAGAAATGCCGGAAGGCGCGATTCCGGTTGGCGACCCATACGTTGGCGGCGATGGCGTGAGCCGTTACGGCGGCTACACGCGCCCGATGACGGCGGAGGAAAATGCCAATGAGGCAATGAGCTTCCTCAAATACTGGCATGCCTATCGTCAACAGGCGGGCGGCCCGTACAATCCGGTGCTTTTCGGCGATCAGGAAAAGCTTGCCAGCGTTCCGCTTTCAGACATCAAGGTGCTGAGGCTAAAACCGAAGCCCGGCGCGCGCGGCGTGTCCGACAAGAGCATGCGCATGGCAGAGGGGGAATATCGCCTCTACCGTGGCGACGTGGTCGATATTGTTGATTCCGAAAAGCCTAGCGTCAAGCTATTCGAGCGCAAAATCTATGCAGGCTTCGAGCCGCGTCAAGCTCTTGAATACCTCGCGGCCAAGGCGCTTATCATCAAGGGCCTGCTCGACAATGAGCTAACCGAAGATGTTCGCCAGCTCCTATTAGAGCACCTCAAGGGTGGGCGCACGCTGACAGAGACGATTATGGACCTGCGCGAGCTATTCGAGCCGTGGATAGGTGACCCTACGAAGCTTGCGCCTAGCGGACAGATCGGCATCGGCTTTCCTCCTGGCGAGAAGGCGCCAGAGAACGTGCTCATGGCGTATCGCTTGGAGAACATGATCAGGACGCCAATGATCGAGGCGTACAATCAGGGCAGGCTTGCGATCGGCGATGCCACTAACGACTACGTTGTGGGCTACCAATATAGTGCTATACTAGATGAGCGCACAACTGACATCTGCCGCGAAAACGACGGCTTAATCATTCGCGCCGATGACCCACGGCTGCGCAAACTAACACCCCCAGTACACTACCAATGCCGCTCGCTGCTCGTCTACGTAACGATTGACGATCTCCCTGTCGAGTTTTCGTCTGACGAGGAGTTAGACGCGGCGGTCGACCGTATCCAAGAAGGATTTTCATGATTCATTACCACAACTGGAAAAGATTCGGTGAGTACCGCCGCGATGAGTTTCGCTGCACAACGGCGAAGTTTATGAACGACATCGCGCGCGAGCCGTGCCCGCCAGGTTGTACCTCGAAGCGCCATGCTGTTTGTGAGCTTGGGACCGATAAGCTTCGCTTTACCACGCGACACTATAGCGAGAGTGGCTGCTTGGCGACCTGCGCGTTCTGGAAAACATCAGGTCTTTACACGTATGCTGCCCCTGGCCTGGACCTCGTTGTGGTCGAGATGATGCCGACAACGATGGTCATTGACGACGAGTATATCGAGAAGCTCAAGAGGTACAATGCGCAACTGATGAGGATAGCCGCATGATGCCTGTCGACGCCTATCTAAAATTTCTCAACAGGTTTTATATTGGCGCCATAGTGAGGCGCTCCGCGTCGAAGCGTCGACCGTTGCAACACTACGTGACGTGTGCGCTATGCAACACGGCCTACGAGAGCGACAGCCCAACGTGTCCCTTTTGCCATCGCCGACATGATCATGACGACTAAGCTGCGCGTCCTTTTCCTGGACGACGAACAGTATCGGCACGTGCTGTTCAAAAAAGTGTACGATCGGGCCGATCACTGCTATTCATACGAGGATACCGTCGCGCTTCTCAATCAAAGCGAGTACAACGTCATGAGCCTAGACCACGATCTCGGCTGGGGGAAAAAAGATGGCACGGCCCTCGCGCAGTTTATCGCCGATCGCGACATCAAGGCCGACGCGATCATCCTGCATTCCTATAACAATGCTGGCGTGCTGCGTATGAAGGCGTTTCTCCAGGACAACGCGAAGCAGATTTTTTGCATCCCGTTTGGATTCAACCTGGAAATATACAAATCACTAAACCAGTTATGACACGAGACGCAAATTATTACAGCGGCAAGCTTCTGTGCGTTAGCGAATTGCTGGACGGCTGCGCGCGCGTACATGGCTTTGATAACCGGACCGACTACTGGATTGTGGCCACGTTTAAATTCCCGTGGTCCGACCCGATCGAGCTTGATGACCACTTCAACGCGGTGAAGCAGGTGGTTGATGATGGCTCGCTAAAGTTAACTATCGAGCCTGGCGGCCCTGGGCGCGACGTGGTCGCGCGCATGACGGTTAGGTTCTGCAAGGATAACGCATGAAGTTCGATGACATCCTAGAAAGAATTGACTACAAGACTCGCGAGCGGCTAGTGGCGGCGGCGCTATACATACCCAAGCTCGCGCGCGGGCACGGCAGCATACGCCCGGACGAGCGATGCAATTCGGCAAATTGTCGCCGTGGCGAAGCTCACACGCAAGAACGTCTGGAGATCGCCCACGGTATCATGTTTCGCCGATGATTCGCTGGGTCCTATTGCTCGCGGTGTCGATTCTACTTGTAGTGATCGCATCCGATTACGGTCTTTTCGATTTCTGGGTTCTTTGGAGGTAAGACTAATGCCCAACAAGCATCTACCGGCGTGTCCGACGCTGACAGTGTCCAGCGCCAATTGTGATTGCGAGGTCGATGGGGTTTTTTGTCGGTGCGTTGAGTGCCGCCAAAATTTTTCTTTCGCGGACCTCAATGCCGATAGCACGCAAGCCGAGCAGTGCCCCGCTTGTGGCACGCATACCGACCCGATGCACCCGCTCGACGATGTCGAGGTTAAGGTCAACTGGTTCGAGCTGCGTATCATGGCGCAGTGGGCCGAGCAATGGGCTGCGCGCCACGTGCATCAATACCCGCACATGCAAAAAGTCATCTATGCGATTACCCAGGCGTTAGAGGAGCAGTGTCCGTCGTTTCAGCCGCTCACCCTCGCGGGCGAGTATGGCGTTATGCAGATGCAGCACCCCGAGGCTGGAGTACCTGCCGGTAACATCAAACCGATCATGCCGAAAACAAGATTGCAGTAAAAAGGGGTCCGGGAATGGCGACAAAGAAAAAAGCCAAAGCGAGAACGGCCAAAAAGAGAACGGCTGTAAGTACATGCTACATATCGCGACCTTTTACCGTGTGTAGTAGCGCCGGGATTATGGACTTCGATGATCGCTTCGACGATGAGCACGGGCAACCGTCCGAGCTATCCGTCGAAGTCACCATCGACGGTAACACATTATCCGTGAGTGGCGACCCTGATCTAGTGAAGAAAGCCATGAACGATTTTTTTGGAAAGCTCTGAAAAATAAAAAGGAGAAAAACATGACTGCACCATTTCACTTCCCAACGGAGTACGGCAAGCTCGGCAATTGGCCCGGCTCGATCGGCCCCGTTGAGGCGCAAACGATCTTTATCGAGGCGAGCAAGATGCCAGCGGGTTCCCAGTTGGTTGAGCTGGGCTTTGACGGCGGGCGCACTACGGTTGCCCTTCACTGGGCAGCGAATATCGCCGGTGCGCACGTGACAAGCATCGGCGTTGCCAACGATCAAACCGGCCTCTGGTTCCGTCGTGCACAAACAGCTTTCAAATTTAAAAACGTGACAGGTCATGAGTCCTTGGCGCCCATGCCGTGTGACTTGATCGTGATCAACCCTTCCGTATCGATGGACTTGCCGTCAGTGCGTCAATGGGTCAGCATGCTAAGGAAAGACGGGATTGTTATTCGCATTGGCGCGCGAGAGAATCTCGGCCCCGAGTTTAAAGAGCTGGCAGCGATGCAGACCCTTGCAGTTTATCAAAAGCTCTATGCTACCGGTGGCGTAATCAAGAGGGCAATTGACAATGTCGTCGCAGACCTCTCGGCCCCAAGCGTTGTTGATAAGAATCGAGGCCCCAAGGTTCGTAGCATCCGTGGAGGTAAGGAACGGGTTCGTGACGGAAACAGCTCCGATACTGCGGTACATGATGCGGTGGAGCCAGACAAAGGTCCAGAACTTTTGCCGAGTTAAAGGCTGGGCCGTCTCGTGGCTCTAACTTTAAAAGACATTTTCTCGACTATGCCGCAGCCGCCATCGCGAACGTCCACGCTTCGTAATGTGGTCGAGAATCTCGGCCTGCGGTGCGAGCGGTGTCGCAAGCCTATCGAGAGCATTACCGTGCGCGAGTCGTTTTTTGGCGCCTCGATAATCATTGAAGTGCGCTGCCATAATGCGTTGACCGAGCGAGTGATTGCCCTTACAACGCTCGCCGAGCAGGATAGCGTTTACTGGCTCCTGGAGGATTTAAAGCAAACGAAGTGGTTTGCCGCGAAGGACGTTAGCGAGAGGGCAGCGCCTACGGTAGTCAGTACGATCTCGGTCTTTCCGTCGCTAATGTCCCTTCCACCGCAAACGTCAACGGTGGACTCTCTTTCGTTCGGGTTCCAGCAGGCCATAATTAACGCGGAGCAACAGGTCTTTGAGCGTGGTCGCAAAGAGAACGTGCCTAGTCGGAAAGAGCAAAAACCTCCATCTTTTCCATCAGATGACGTAGTCCGCGTGATTAGGTTCGATGACTAGGTCGTAGTTGCAAAAAAAATCGTTGCATTTTTTTCGATTCTCGATTATACTGCGCTTGTTTTCTAGTTCCTACCCGTCTCTATAGGGGCAAGAGAAGCAGTGCGGCGCCTCCCCCGCTAACGAGCTTCCGAAGAACCCCGTAACGGAGAAAGAGGACGTAGGTTCCTTTTGATCTGTTTACGGGGTTTTTTGTGCCTACTGACAACGATCTACTACAGACAGTCGATATCCCCGGCGTAGAGATTTTCTGCGAGGGGTCGTGGAACGGTGACAAGTATACCGGCAGCGATCTCCAGGCGATGATCGAGGCTTTTGGCAATGTAGGCTTCGAGCCTACCGTCAAGGCTGGTCACGCTGACGGACAAGAATCCCTAGACGAGAAAGAGTACCGCAAGATTTTCGGCGCCCCGGCGCTTGGGTACGTCCACCGCATCTACCGCCAAGGACATAAGCTCCTGGCCGACCTCAAGCAGGTGCCGCGTCGCTTCGCTAACCTGATCAAGACCGGCACATATAAGCGCATCTCCGCCGAAATCTATTGGAACTACAAGGACGAGGCCAACGGGAAAACTTTCCCGCGCGTGCTCAAGTCCGTCGCCTTTCTCGGAGCTGAAATTCCGGCGCTCACTAACCTCAAAGCGATCGAGGCTCTGTTTCAAAAAAACGAGAACGGCGCGCTCTGTGTGTACGAGGGTAACCGCGAGTACCGAGTCTATAACATGGAGAACCTCATGACTACGAAAAAGTACAAAGTCGAGATGCGCAATGGAAAATGGTGCGTTATCGGCGACGACGGCTCCGTCCTGAGCGAGCACGCCAGCCAAGAGGAAGCCGAGGCTGCGGCTGCTGCCAACAAGGTCGAGGGCGACAAGGTTATGCCAAAAGATGAGAAGAAAGGAATGCCCAACTACGAGGGCGAAGGAGATGTTCACATGACCGCCAAGGAACTACAAGATCAGATTAACGCGCTCAAGGCCGAGATGGAAAAGCAGTACAACGAGCAACTTGAGCAGGTTAAGGCTGCTGGCGAAAAGGAAAAGTCGGCAATGGCCGATCGTATCGCCGAGCTTGAAAAGAGTGCAGAGGCGGCACGCAACGATGCACGTTCGACGAAACTCAATCAGCGACTTGAGTCCCTCCAGAAGGGCGGCAAAGTCTCGCCGGTTGAGGCCGCACGCATCAAGGCGATCTACGCCGCGTTGCCGGACACCGCAGTGCACACGTACTCGGACGAGAAGGGCCAGGATGTCAAAGAGTCCATCGTCGAGACGATCTTTAAGCTGTTCGAGAGCCGCAATAGCACTTTGCTCCGCGAGCTGGCAGGACAGACGCCCGAGGCCAAGACCTACAGCAACGCGCAGGCAGAGGTGATTGCCAAGGCGGGCGAGTTGATCGCCAAAGAACCCAACCTCACGCTCGTCCAGGCGTATGCCAAGATTGCCAAGTCAGAGCCTGAGTTGTGGCGCGAATATCAGAAAGACGTTAAGGGCGCGCACTAACAAGGTCGCGCAAAGCGTTAACGGAAAATAACGGAGGATTACAGCAATGGCAGAAGTAAGCGGACCAAGAACTCTGGTGACCGCCATCGCCTCGGGCAACCTGAACCTTGCCGACCCGACTAACTACCGGTTCGTCCTGTTGACAGGGAAAGACGTTCACCTTTGCAGCGCGTCAGGCCAGATGGCTTATGGCGTTCTCAATAACAAACCACAGGACAACGAGCACGCGAGTGTTTGCATCCTCGGTAACACGAAGATCAGCGTGGGTGCCTCGCTAGGCGTCGGTGCTCCCGTCATGACTAACAACGCTGGCTGGGCCGTCCTAGTCGCATCTGGTGGCTCGACCTTGGGTCGAATGATCACTGGCGCGGATAGCGGACTCGTTGGCGAGATGCAGTTCGTGTTCACGGGTTCAGGCCGATAACCACACCGGCTAAAATTTAGGAGGTTTCATCAACATGATTACCAAGGACGCAAGACTCTACGAGGTCAGCGGAAACATCGCGCGGATGTACGCCGGTGCAACCGGACGAGACCTGCACATCGATGCAGTCCTCTCGAACATCACGATCGGTTTCCGACCGACTGGGTTTATTGCCGACCAGGTCATGCCCGTAGTGAATGTCAGCAAAGAAACTGACTTCTACTACACCTGGCCACGCGAGGAATGGTTCCGGCTGAAAAATGCTGAGCGTTCCCGTGGTACGGCGGCGAAGAAAATCAATACGACCGTCAGCACGGACACCTATGCAGTTAAGAACTACGCTCTCGGGATTGACGCTCCTTATGAAGATATCGCCAATGCCGATGAGGCCCTTGAGCTTCAAACCAACAACTCGAACCTCATCAAGGATTCGTTGATGCTCAACTGGGAGGACCGCTTAGCTGTGCTGATCGGCAACACTGCGAACCACGGTGCGAGCACGACCTTGGCGCAGAACTACAGCAACCAGGCGAATACCGACCCTGTAGGCGACATCGATACAGGTTTGGAGACCATTCGCTCGGGCACCGGGATGGAAGCGAACGTCATGATCGTCTCCATGCCAGCATGGCGCCGACTACGACGACACCCGAACATCATCGAGTACATTCGTGGTAAGGGTGACAGCGTCGGTGGTGGTGGCGTGACTGCGCAGCAGCTCGGTAACGCCTTCGAGATCAGCAAGGTGTTGATCGGTCGCGGTATCAAAAATACTGCGGCAGAGGGTGCGGCTGGTTCCTATACGGACATCTGGTCGAACCACATCATCCTGTTGCATGTGGCAGGTAGCCCTGGCCGCATGACGCCGACCTACGGTTACACGTTCCAGTGGACCCCGGCAGGATTCCCTGCACCGTTCACCGTCCGTAGGCTCGATGACGACCGAAACATGGTTGAGACAATGGAAGTGCATCACTTCCAGGACGAAAAGGTCTGCTCGACCGCGTTGGGTTACATCATCGTCGGTGCGTAAGCAGTTTCAATGACACGTCAGGCGGGGTGTATCAACTTAAAGGCCCTGATAAGCCGCCCCGCCCCGTGCAGAAAAAGAGGATTCGATGCTGCTTTTTGCGAAACGCGACATCAATGAAGCGAACCTGCAAGTTCGCGCTGGACAAATGCTGCCGACGAGATTTCAGAACAGCTCGTTTACGTTTCGGCAGCTCAAGGACAATCTCGGCGACGACGCTATCGTTGCGGTGGACGCCAACACGCGAGGCTGGGTCCTGGTAGAACAGGACAGACTCGTAGCCCTGGAGGCTGAGACTGCAAGCCTGCGCAGCGAGAATGAGCAGCTTAAGGTGCACATCGCGGAGATGAGCGCGAAGCGCCCCAAGAAAGCGCCAGAGCTGAACGATAAGGAGTCTTAACAATGCAATTCATCGGACTTGCCCGGTTCTTTCACGGGATTTCCGGCAACGATAAGTGGGCCGGGGTATCGCAGATCGCTTCGGGCGACGGCAGCGCGGTTGTTAGCGCGAGCAACGTGCTCTCTGGCTATCCAATCTTGCTGACTCGCATGGGGTCTGGTGGGCCTAACTTCCCGCTAGTTGTCGACTCGATTGTCGATAACACCTCGTTTGCTGTCAAGGTATCCAGCGGCACGGCGTTGGCACCTATCCCGTTTAGCTGGGTTGTTTTCAGAGACTAAAAAAAGAAATCACTATGAGTTTCGTCAATGGACAAGGGCGGAGGGTCCTGGTCAATACGACGGTGACCGCGTCGAACGGGACTCTCCCCACCAGTATTGTATTCGGCACCTTCCTGGTATCCGAGTTTGCCGGAATAGCTGGCATGGTGAAATGCGAGTCGAACTTTGTTGCCACTATGGCTATCAGGCTCAGCTACCTGCAAACATCGGGTGGCACGACGATGATCGATTCGACGATCGCCGTCACAAGCGGCCTAGTGGTCAACGAGTTCAACCCCGCGCCCTATGTATCTCTTTCGGTGCAGGGTATCTCGTCCAACACTCCGTTAAGGGCGTACCTGACCGGTCTACCAATCCGGTAATCCGCAATGGGTTACAACGTGAAACGCGAACGCGCTTTTCGCAAGGTCAAGGACGTTACCGCGCGGAGTCCTCTCTAACTTACAACTGTGCGGTACTTTGAAAACATCAAAAACAAAACAATTTCAAAGGAGATAATCGAGTGAAACAGTACAAACTCGACATCGTAGTGGTGTGCGCCGGAATGAAGATGACAGGCGATATGCTCGACAAAGGGCACTCGCTCGGCGGTTCCGAGACGGCGGGAATGCAGATGGCTGAGGAGCTGGCGCGCCAGGGCCACAACGTCACGATGTTTTGCAACACCGAGGTTAATCACACCTATAACAAGGTCCACTACGCCCCGATGGGATGGATTCAAAATCCCCAAGGCGGCGGTTTTCCGAAAGCGTTTCTCGATTACGCACGATCGACACCGTTCGACGTTTGTATCGTGCAGCGCATTCCGGGCTTTTTCAGCTTCGACATCCAGAGCAAAGTGAATTTTCTCTGGCAGCATGACCTCGCCACGAAAAGCGGTCCCTCTGGTTTTCATGCCCAGATGTGGAACATCGACAAGGTTTTCGTGCTCTCAGAGTTCATGAAGAAACAATACCAGTCCGTGCATCAGGGCGCCGATCGCCTTTATCACGTGACGCGGAATGGCATCGACTTGCAGCGTGTAGACGCTGCGCCCGCCCCAGAGCGCGACCGGTTTAGGTTAACCTATACCGCACGGCCAGAGCGCGGGCTTGATATTCTGCTCATGCGCGTGTTCCCCGAAATCCTCAAGATGGAGCCGCGCGCGAAGCTTTACGTCTCACGATACGATGACCCGGCGACGTTGCCGCTCTATCAGCAGTTAGATCAGGTAATGCGGCGATACGGTGACCGCGTTGTCTACCTCGGCAACCTGGGCAAGGAAAAGCTCTACGAGAACTATAAAGCGTCTCGGCTTTACATCTACCCGAGTGCCTTTGAGGAAGTGAGCTGCATCACCTCTATGGAGGTCGGCGCATGCGGCGCGGTGTTCATCGGGCCTTGGCGCGCGGCGCTGCCCGAGACATGCCGCGATGCTCACGTGCTCATTCGAGATGACGGCACCATGCCGATTCCCAGCGACGCGGTTGAGCCTGGCTTCAAGGGTGTTAGTGATGCGTTCTGCAAAGCGATGGCGCAAAAGACCGTTGAGCTGATGCACAACGACGAGAAGTGGGCTGAGCTTTCGAGGAAGGGCCGCGCCGCAGCGGTTAACTGGCAATGGGGGCCGGTGGCTGACGACTGGATACGGCTCGCGCATGAGTGCATTGAGCATCGTTCCAATTCGCCAGTGCGCCTAGTCAAGCATTTCCTTGTGCACTCTGACGTTGTGGCGGCCAAGAAATACGTCGAGCAACAGGATGCGCCGCAGCTCAAAGACTCGGTGCAAACATACATTGATCGCTACGTGCCATTTATGAACGAGACGGACCCTGAGCAGCGGCGCGTTGCTCTCAATCGATTCTACGAGCAGCGCAGCGGCGGCGATCGGGCCAATTGGATGACCGGCTATTTTGCCGAACAAGAGCCGCGCCTCCAAGCGTTGCTCATGTTCATCAGGGAGCACCAAAATGAAATCAAGACTGTTCTGGATTTTGGCTGTGCTCATGGAGGGTATGCCCGAGTCATATCAAACACGTTTCCGGGAATTAAAGTCGTGGGCGTCGACAACTCTCCGTCGCTTATCCGATGCGCTAATGAAATGAAGGTAGGGACAGGCCCGGATGGTCAACCAGCCTGCAAGTATCCCGATAACCTCGCTTTCGTAGTGGCGGATGAGGAAACGGTCGAGGGTATCACCGGCAAAGATTTTGATCTTGTGGTTTGCATGGAAGTGCTGGAGCATTTACCGCACGCCGAGGAAGCAGCGGCTAAGCTCGAAAAGCTCTGCAAGCCTAACGGCTGGATGATCATTACTGTGCCGCACGGGCGCCGTGAGCGCGACGAGTTGATTTTCCAAAACGTACCGCCAGTGCACGTGCGATCTTTCGATATGCACGACCTGCGCGATCTTTTCGGCAAGCGAAAAGATTTTGGGGCGATGTCCTTCTCGGACCTAAAAGAACTCAAATACGATTACAGCTTCTCGGGCTGGTTCATGGTGCATTATCGCCGGGATGATCAGCCGCTCGGCCAAATCGACTGGGAGCGCAAGTTTTCCCTCCAGGGGCCGCGAGAGACGCTGGCGGTTTGCATGATGACGCACAACGCCGACGAGGTGCTTCGTCGCTCGGCAAAATCAGCGCAGACAATCGCGGACCAATTCGTGGTGCTCGACAACGGGCCATCGACAGATTGGACGATCGAGACCGCGTTGGAATTTACCAATGACGTGCGCGCGGGTACGAGTCCGTTTTTCTGCTATCGGCACATGATCGTGCATCCACAAGATCAGATTCAGCCGGGCGTCTGCGAGATGGCCGGTTTCGAGACCCCGAGAAACGAAAGTATCGCCAACGTCTGGACCGACTGGATTTTGTGGATTGATTACGACGAAAAACTTCTGCGACCGGGCGCGTTGCTAAAGTACCTGCGGCCAAATGTCTATTATGGCTATGCGTTGCAGCAACACCATTTGTCGGTGGACGCGGGCAAGCTCAAGGTTGATTTGCCGGTGCGACTGTTTCGTAACGGTCAGGATATTCGATTTTATGGCAAGGTCCACGAGCATGCGGAGTTCGGTGTCAATCGCGGCTTAGGCCCGGATATCTCCGTCATGGGCGACATTCACCTCGCGCACGATGGATATCTCGACGAGGACATTCGACGCGGGCGCTTCGATCGCAACATTAAACTGCTCCAGTGCGATCGTCTGACTTATCCGCAGCGCACCCTCGGAAAGTATCTCTACGATGTGCGCGACAACGTGCACCTTGCTCGCTATGAGATCGAGAAGAATGGCGGAGTCTTAACCGAACAGGCGCGCAAACATCTTGAGGCCGTGATCAATGTTTATCGCAACGAGTTTTTAGGAGCGCAGGCCCTCCAGACACTTAATGTCGAGGGGCTGAACTACTACTCGGAAGCGCTTGCGACACTCGGTCTCGGCATCGAGGTCTGCGCATCGATTGATATCAAGCGCCAAGGCGCCAATCCGGGGCAACCAGAAAAATTCCGCGCAATGGACGCGGAGGAGGCAAAGAAAATCCTCTCCACGAAGATTGATGTCATGGCTCAACCATTAATGGGGCCATACGTGGCTTAGAAGGAGAAGCAGTCAAATGACTAAGATCAACGAACGCATTATCCAGGACGGCGTTTTTACACTCACCGTCTTTCGCGCAACCGGCAACCCGAAGGCGCCCTACAAAGAGGAGCCGCCGATTTTCGCGAAGAACCTATTTACCAACGAGGGCATGGACTACCTGGCGTTGTTTCAGAGCACGACCCCAGGCTCTGTCATGAACCACATGGCGGTTGGCACTGTCAGCACGGCAGCGACGCTAACGAACGTAGTCGACTCGATGGGCGAGGTCGCGCGTGTGACGATGGCGACGCGGACAGCAGCCAACAATATCCTGACGGAAGTGGCTACCTTCGGCGGCTCACTCCACGGGATTACGTCGGTTTCGCTTCGCGAGGTTGGCGTTGTTAACCACGCCTCCAGCGGGCCTAACGGCGAGCTGCGGTCGCGGAGTGTGTTCGCGGCGGTGGTGCTGGCCAACTCGGACCAGTTGAGAATCGAGTACGCGACGACAGTCGGCAGCAGATAATTTCCGAAAGGAGCCACAGCAACACGTGGACACCTTCGTTATTACAGTGGACCTTTCAGTGATTCTCAATGCGGTGATTATTGGCCTGCTCAGCCTGCTCGGCTGGTTCGGCAAAAATTACTTGCGCAACATCAATGAGAACGGCGAGCAGACAGTCAAGCACTTGCAGCAGCTTAATGGGCGAGTGACGAGACTCGAAGTCCAGGTAACCGAGCATGGCCGACACGATGATCAACGGTTCGCGACCATCGAGAAGATGTTCGAGCGGGAGTAAATGCCGTACACATGGATTTTCGAGGACATCGTCGGGGCGCATATTGAGATCGAGGGCGGCCTTGTCAATGACCCGCTAGACCCTGGCGGGATGACAAAGTATGGCATCTCGAAACGATTCAACCCCGACGTTGATGTCGAAAATTTAACGATCGAGCAGGCCAAGGCGTTCTATCACGAGCGCTACTGGCGCCCGATGCGTCTTGATGAAATTCACAAGGCACCGATCGCGCGCGAGCTATTTGATATCGGTGGCGGCCCGAACGGTATTCGAGCTGCGGTGCTAATTGCGCAGGGCGCGCTAGTCCTACTTCGCGAGGACGTAGCAATCGACGGCATCATGGGGCCTAAGACGATCAGGGCACTTAATACGTATCCGTGGACAGGCGACCTTGTCAAGATGATGAACCTGCTCCAGTTCGTGCACTTGCTTGTCGGTAGCGCCAACGTCGAGAACACGATTGAAATGGTGAGGGACCGGCTACCGCAGCTCAAGAGGTTTATGAGGGGATGGCTAAAGCGTATCGCCTTTTAACTGCGCTACCGATCTTTTTTCTGAGTGGATGCGCAACGCTACTCGGGCTTCCAACGATTGAGTCAACGGATATTCCCGCACTCATCGCCGAGATTGCCAAGAGTGAAGCGGCGGTTTGTATTTGGATTGGCGGGCGTGGCGGGTCCGGCTCCGTGGCGGTAACCGCAGCACCGATTATTCCTGGCGTCGGCGGTTATGGTAGCGGCGAGATTCTCCTGGGTCGAGTGAACGCGGAGAATACCAGGCTCGTGATCGAAAACGGTCAATGCACGATCGAGAGAGGGCCATCTAATGTTTTCGATGACTAAGAAAATTTCATTGATCTTTGTCGCGATTCTCGCGTTGTCCGGCATCGCCGATGCACAGCCGCAGCTTATCAAGCGCTTCAAGCTCGATTGGCAGGGCGGCGCGGTAACCGAGAAGAAAGACGCCGAGGGAAACATCGTCGAGACGAATCGTCCGCTCGGGTACAAGGTCTACGAGGAAAAACCAACACCGGGGATGATCGGCGAAGCTAAGCCCGATACCAATGTGACCTTCACCACGAATCCGTACACCGCGACCGAGGGCGCGGAATACTGCTATACCGTCACGGCCTTTAACCAAGGGATGAAGGATAACGTGCCGGTGCTCCAGGAGTCGGCTAAGTCGAATGTCGCATGCGCGCAGGTCACGGCGCCAGCGCCGAAGCCTTTGCCGCTCACGATGTTTGGCTCGACCAAGCCAGAGTATGCTGCAACCGAAATCACGGTCACTAAGCCAGCAAACGCGATCAAGTCGTTTTTGACGATCACGGTGAGAGACGGCGAGTTCGATAATGAGGGGCGACTATGGATAGGCGATAATGGCCCGATCATGCTCTTTCCGGGCGCGCCTAATGTCACCGATGCAACAAACTCCGTGGTGCGCACGGTTCAGGTCGAGATACCTCTCGATTACTGGGTTGATGGCGTCAATCGCCTACTGTTCGGCTCCATGCTTGCGACTGGTGGCTACGAGATTCAAGCGCTGGAGTTAACATTCGAGCTATCAACGCCACCGCCACCCGCGCCGACAGGATTGCAGGTCTCGACCGCAGACGGCGTGACGGTCAACGTATCGCGTCGAGCAGAAGATACCACGAGCGTTGTCTCGGTCCTTGTCAACAAAGATGAGGTTATCGGGCCGCAGGGCGTCGAGATCGCTTACCCGCAGGGCACGTCACTGAATGTCTCGCGCCGGGCAAGCAATACGACAAGCGTGGTTTCGTTCTTAGTGAACAAGAGTCTTAGCGTGACCCACAACGGGCAACCGAAATAAAGGAGATAGGGTAATGCAGGTCAAAGTAAGTTGGACAGTCGAGCAGAGAACATTTCCTCCCGATACGCCACCGGCGCATCATTTTCGTGTTGGCTTGGCGCTTCAAGAGGTCGATGTACCGCTTGATGCGGTAGAGCATGTTTTTGATAATGTCGAAGCTGGCAACATGGCCGGATTTATCACAGTCTGCCGCGTAGACGGCACCGAGATCGCGCCGCCTGTGACCTATAGCGTGGACGTGGCCGCACCGCCTCCGCCACCACCGGATGTAGTTATCCCGGTGCCGATCGCTATTACAGCGGTGGTATTGTAAAAGGCGCAATGTTTTTTGAACCGATCGCATGTCCGGCAGTTCAAATGCTGACGCCAAATCAGGTGGGCAGCATGAACACTTTCACGTTCGCCGCATCGGCTGGTCACGTGAAAAGTGCGTGGACAGGTTCGATCATGTGCCCGTTCGATGCCGATGGTTTTCAAATGAACTGGATGATGGTGACGCAGGACCGCTACTTCATCGATATCGGTATCGCCAGCGAAACAGGTTCGGTCCATATACTCGTGCCCGATGTTATGCTGCAAAGCGGCGTATCGCTCTCGCTGGACCAATGCACATTTCTGCCTGTGCGAGTTGCGTCTGGCTCAGTGCTGGTCGCGCGCGCGCAGGAGGCGCAGTCCGAAACTAATGTGCTGCGCGGCGGCCTAACTTTTTACCAACGCGGCGCCTATCCGCTGCCCTCGCTGGCGCGCTGCTTTGTCGATGGGATTAACCTTGCGACGACGCGAGGGACTAATATCGACCCTGGCGGTAATGCCAACCAGTATCCGGCTGGCTTCACCACAGTAAGCTCGTCATGGCCGGAATGCGCGAAGTGGATGTTGGCGCTCATGGGGAGCGGCACGAACACCGGACTCGCCGATGCGCAGTGGGTTGTGCAGATTGCGATTGGCGACGCTGGCTCCGAGGTGGTGATCGCCATGCTGAGAAACTGGTCGAGTGCAGCCGCCGACTATATGCCGAATGGCGCAGCCTCATTTCCCGTGGATATACCAAAGGGCGCGCGTGTGTCGGCGCGAGCGCGTACTAATATTACAAACGCTACAGACCGAGTCTTTGACTTAGCCCTCTATGGTTTAAATTAATGGCTGTCAGCGTTGTTTCAGAAAGTATTTTTCAAACGAAGGTCGGCACCGAACACGTGCTAATGACGGTGACCTCGGCTGGCGTTTTCGGGTTCATGATCAATGTTGGGAGTCACGTTCTGGGCGACGTAGCTGTCCTGCGGATTAAAACGGCGGTGATTTCCGGCGAAGCGCTCGACGTAGTTTTTAAGCCAACGCTTGCGAATTGCCATTCCGAGCCAGTCATTATCGTGCCCCCGACGATTAGCGCGTATCAGATTCAATACACCGTCGAGGTCATGTCCTCGGGGTTGAGTGGCAGCGGAGTCGGCAGCAACGGCCCGCCCTACGCCTGGCGCATTGATAAAGTGAACTAAAAGATGTTTGCGCTTCATTCGCTGCCGATCTTGATCGGCGAAACGGCACAGGCGCCAGAAGGCCCACGACTGTTTATTGAGCAGATCAGCGACACGCTTGTGATGAGCGACGATCAACGCAAGCTACTTTCAGCGCTTAAAGGCGACCCGTTCGAGATCGTAGATAACCAGTACAAGCTGCTCACCGGCGTGATGGGCGACATTGTGCCGGTATCGGATTTCCAATCGAAGCTGATCGCGGCAGTGAAGGCCGACACGGTCGACGTGATCGATGACTTTCGCAAGCTACTTCGCAAAATCGTTGACGAGCGGCAGGAAATATCTGATGCGGCCACCGCTGAGGTATTCGCGGCGCTACGGCTTTTGCAGATCGCCGATGCGCTGGATATGGCCGATGGTATCGTCAAGGACCTGGACAAGGGGATTTTTGAGTCGGCGGAAATGCTTGATGCGTTCAACAAGCTGATGCGGAAGGTACTCCCGGATGACGTATTCGTCTCGGATACCTTCGCAAGCCTTCTAGCGTTAACGAGACCGATCAGCGACTCGGTTGACATCAGCGACGCATCGCGCAAGCTCTTGGCGAAAGTGGTCGGAGATACCGACGAGATTACGGACGCGCTCAATCGATTACTGGGCAAGGTAGTTGGCGATACGCAGCATATTTCAGACGCGGCCACGGTAACGCGCCTGGCGGCGGTTGCATTGCTCGCAATTAGCGACGCGCTTGATTTATCGGATACGATAACCAAGCTCCTGAGTAAACAGGCCGGAGAGACTGGCAGCATACAGGATGAAATCAACCGTCTCTTGAGTAAGGGCGTGACCGACGTTCAGGACGCGACAGATACCGTTCAATTCCAGCGCCAGCTTACGCGCGCACTCGCGGACGACCTCGCCGTGTCGGATGAGGCCGTGCTGCTTTTGCGACTGGTGCGGGCGTTCTCGGATGAGGTGTTCACCTCAGATGAGCTGCGCAAGCGACTAGACAAGGTCATCGGTGACGCGCTGGACCCAGCGGACGACCTCAGTAGGCTGCTTGGAAAATCGGTTACTGAGCAGGTGAGCTTTTCGGATTCGGTGCTGACCTCGACTGCGGCGCTGATTATCTTATCGATAAGTGACGCGCTGGCGTTTTCCGAGCAGACGAGGAAGGCGTTGTTTAAAATCATCGGTGAGGCCGAGGACGTGCTCGACGCGCAGGGCAATTTGCTAAGCAAGGTTCTTACCGAGCAAGCAACGATCGAAGATGCGGCGGCACTAGGCCGTCAGCTTACGCGCGCACTCGCGGATACGCTGGACCTCTCGGACGAGGCCCGGCTTGCGCGATTCCTGGTGCGGCAAGTCACCGACGATGTCGACGTGCTCGACGGTTTTTCCAAGCGGGTTGCAAAAGTGCTCGGCGAGGAAATGGAAATCCGCGATGACTTCGTCAAACAGATTACCAAAATCGTTGTCGAGAATCAGGATATCCAAGATGCGGTTACAACGAGCCTGGCGCAGCTCCTGTTGCTCCAAATCGCCGAGACGATTGAGGTCAATGACAACGCGCACCGCATGATCAGGAAGCTGATCGACGATCTCCAGGACGTGACCGATGATGTTACGCTTACGCGGCTCCTGTCGCTTCACCTAGTCGAGATCGTCGAGACGCAGGATGTTTCGGATGAGGTTATCAAGGCACTGTTCAAGGCGATCGCTGAAAACGTAGACGCGGTGGACGATGTCGGTATCATTACAGCAACCCTCGTTAGGCATTTTATGCAGAGCATGTTCGCGTCAGACGAGGACGCGATGGGCAAGCTCGCAGGCGGTGGCGACCCGTTCCGGCTGGCAACCGGCGACGAGGATTCGCAAGACAAGGCGTGGGGCGCGAAGCCAGGGGTCAAGATCGTCGCAACCGACGAGGACCCTCTCAAGCGTGTACCTGGAACCAAAGGACGGAGGATTAAGTGAGTGATAGCACGGCCTATCCGCTTTGAACTCGGCCAATGGTTAAAAAACACAGCCTATGACAAACCGTATTGGAGTGACGTTTACACTTGCGCAATGGCAGTCGACACCGATGGATGCAGCGGTGTTGCTGACTGGCTCAAGTGGACATGCTGGGAGCATGATTACCACTATCGGCGGCACAGAATGATTTTTGGGCGACCACTCACGCGCGCGGAGGCTGATAAGATTTTTCGCGTGCGCATTCAGCAAGGCTCAGGCTTCGGGGTCTTGTCGCCGATCGCATGGTTGCGATGGCTAGGTGTGCGACTATTCGGCGGGAACGCTTGGAGACAAAATGGCTGACCTCCTCGGTACGATAGCGCAGTATCAAGCGGACGACTTTCGGCAGTTCACGTTGACTGCGACGGTTACCCGTCCGACGACGGTGACCTACGAGCTGTACGACCCGAATGGCACGCTGCTGCCGATCAATTCGATCAGCGCGGTCAACTCAGGCATCACGGTCCAGGAAAGCGCGGTCGGCGCCGTCAACTCGACTGGGCTTTATCATATCGAGTACGTTGTGCCGACCACGGTCGGATTTTACACGAGCGTATGGCGAGCGTTTAACGCAACGAGTCAGGCCGGTGTCATTCGCCAAGAGTTCGAGGTTATTCGCACCGAGCCGCGCAGTTTCTTTAGTTACGGCAACGTGGCCGACATCCTGCGGACCGCGCGGGTCATCTTCAAGCAGCATCAGATCACCGCGCGCGATATGCAGGATTACATGGAGCCAGCAGACGGGCGCATCGATTCGATGTTAGGGCGAGTGATGACCGTGCCGGTCTCACCGACGCCAGCGATTCTTCGTGACTGCAACAAGGCTTTCACGCTTTGGATGTTCTACTCGGACAGGTTTGCGGCGGCGAAGGATGAAGCGCCTCCAGGCATCAAAGATCGCTACGATGCGTGTATGGAATTTTTCTCTGAGGTCATGTCGGGCAACGCGGTGCTAGTCACCGACAGCGCTGTGCTAATTACTCCGACAACGCTTGACTCGACGACCAAGGACTTCAAGCCGATTTTCGATCTCCGCGACTTCGGTGATATGCGCGCGGACCCAGACTTCGTGGAGCAGGACGACGACGAGGACGAGTAATGCCGATTGGTATTCGCATAAGACTTGAAAATCTCGCGCAGGCCAATGCGAGATTGCAGCGCATCTATCAGCTTACGCGCGGCGGCGGCCAAGGCGCGGCCTCGCTGTCTGAGCTGCACCGGCGTTATGGTATCAGGGCGCTCCAGTGGATTAACGAAAACTTCGAGCAAGAGGGCGGTCTGCTTTCCGATGGACCGTGGCAGAAGCTTGCGGAAAGTACGATCGCGGCTAAGGGCAGCTCCAAGGTTTTACAGGATACCGGTATCGAGTTGAGGCCGAGTTTTGTTTCTAAGCCCACATCAACGGAGGTTAGGGTTGGCTCATCGAAGCTACTGGCAAAATGGCACGAGGAGGGCACGGGTCAGTATGGTCCACGCGGGCGCCCATATCCGATCGTTCCGGTCCGCGCGCGCGCACTGGCGTTCCCGGCGTCTCCGTCCTACACGCGATTTGCTAGAACAACCACCTTTAATTCAGCTACAGGCGTTACATCAAGTAGACCGCGAGTCACCCGAGTGAGGGCGTCGTTTAGTTCGATTGCAACCAAAAAAACGTATCGTGCCGGACAGGTGCTGATATTAACAAAGGGCGTTATGCACCCTGGAGTAGTGAAGCGGCGCATGTTGCCAACGGAGCAGGAGTTGTTACCGAGGTTGCGCGTCACGACCGAAAATTGGCTCAGGCAGTTCGGCGTTGAGGGCGCGATTACAAGCGAGTAACCATGCCACACCTCGATATCTATAACGACATCCTGATGCCGTGGAAAAATTACCTGGAGGGTGACAACCGCATCGGTGGCAAAGAGATCAAGGTCATCTACACGCGCTTTGAGCCGCAGGACATCGATATTAACCTCTGCCCCTTCGTCGCGTTTTTCCTAGAGCGTGGCTGGGATGAGAACGCTGTCGGCTCTGGTTCTTATAGCCCGCAATCGCGGCGGCTCACTGTGCGCATGGGATTTCTACTCTGCATGCTGCACCAGGACGCGGGCAAGCTCGACAAGGACTTGTTCGAGATCGGCGGCGACCTGCTCGACATTTTGCGGGAGCGCCGATTGTTCGATGTTAATAAATCGATCATCGTGCAGGACCGCATCGTCTGGGACTTCGACGTGGTTGGCGTCGAAAATCATGGCGTGGTCGGCTCCCAGAAAATCAGCTTCTCGATGGAGCAGTTTGTAAACTTCAATTGAGGACAACATGGAAAAGAAAACGATGAACAAGAAAACGCTGGTTAGTCTTTCGACCATCGTCGCGTGCGCGAAGTGCAAGCACCCCAACGCGATTCACGAGATGATGTACGAGGACGGCAACAACTATTATCACGTTCGTTGCGCTTCCGATGGAGACACAAAAAAAGCTGCGGAAACAAAGGTGCATACGTTGCACCTCAACGACGATCTAAGTGTCAAATCGGAAGGACGATAAGGAGGACTAGCAAATGGCTGGCTCTACATTTCTGAATGTCAAAGACATTCTACTGTTTAAGCTGGAAACGACCTATGGCGCCGACTCGGCGCCGAGCGAGGCCAACTCCGGCAATACCATCAAATTAGCAGAACCGTTTCAGATCGACGTGACCCAGGAGTTCGTTGAGCAAAACGGTGGTGACGGCACTCGCGGCTTTACCACGCCAATCGGGACCGTGCGTCCTGCGGGCATCACATTCCGCAGCTATATTACCGGCAACGACAACGCCGTCAACTCTTACTCGGCAGCGAAGAAACCGCCTCTCGCCGATGTGCTCCGCGCTTGCGGCTTGTTCGAGACTTTCGTTAGTTCCAATGCGCAGGGGTTGCCTGAGTATCAATACAATCCGTCCGCAGCGGTGGACTCCGACGTGAGCGCGACGATTGTCGCCAACCTCGACGGTCTGGACACCAGGCTCGTAGGTTGCCGAGGCAATGTCAACATCATCATGTCGGCAGCCGGACCGGCGATCGCGGAGTTCACATTCCGTGGTCAGCTCACCACTGAGGCGCAGACGATTCGCGGCACGGTTACCGTGCACGGCGTCATTCCTCCACGGTGGATTGATAGCGGTTCGATTATCGTCGACAGCTATCAAGCCTGCATCGAGAACTTCAACCTCAACACGAACAACACGCTGTTCGAGGAAAGATGCTCTCACGCAGCCTCCGGCTCTGGTATCGGTCGAGTCATCATCACCGATCGGCAGCCTGGCGGTTCGCTTGACCCAGACATCAGCAACACCTCCACGTTGGACATCCTGGGCAAGTGGCGCAGCTCCAGCGCGGCGATTTTGTATCTAAACGTCGGGTTGAACCAAAGCAACCGATTCCACCTCGTTGCATCGCACGCCGTCTACAAGAGCGTCGGCTACGGCGACAAGAGCGGGTTGGGTATCTTCAACCTCGACTACCAGGCTTACAAACAGGGCACCGGAAACAACGAGTTCCGGGTTTGGTTTGACTAAGAAGCCTCGGCGCGCGGATGGCCGACGCGCCCTAGAAGTATCGGCATGAACCCAAACAAAGAAAAAGGAGAGGTCATGAGCAATCTACTGCGCGAGGAAGTTCTCGGCCCCTGCACTGGTATCCGCTTCGAGATCAGGCGCATTCGTCATTACGATTATCTGCGCGAGATGAGAGATGTTCCGTTTTCGGTCGCGCCAGGCACGAAAGAGGAATTGGACAAGCTCCAGCAAGCGCTGGAGGCAATGCCAGCGGAAAAGCGCGAGGAGATCGACGCACGCGCCGAGCGGGTGTTTCTTACTTACGGTATCGTGCGCATGAAGTATCCCGGCGAGGAAAACTGGCGCAAGCCGAACATCTGGTTTGATGACGAACTAACTTGCCCAGAGGACCACGTAACGGTGCGTGACCTCGGGTCTGATGGTGATTTGGTTGTTAAAGCGATTGCTCGCCTCACTTATAACCTCAAGGGGGTAGAAGCCCTGGAGGGCATATTTCGACAGCAACAGCGTGCAGATTCTGGACCTGGTGGCGAAGCGGTACGGCCACAGGCCGAGCAGTCTACTACCGAGTGATGCCATCCCAGAGGACCTCAAGTTCTGGTTTGACTGCAACGTCGCGTTGAAAGGCATGGCGTTAGAAGCCATCGCCGCACAGCCAAAAGACGAAGGTGCTACTCACACGCGCGCGCAGGCGATGCGTCTCATCAACAAGGCAAGGGCCGATGTTGAGCGAATGGAACGCGAGCAGGGAATAACTTGGCAAACACAATAGAGCTTATCATCAAGGCGGCCCTGGAGGGCGGCGAGAGTTTTGCCAAGCTCCAGGATACGCTTCGTCAAGTCCAGACCGCCACGGGCGCAGTCGGCAAGGCCAGCGACGAGGCATCGAAGTCCATCGAGGGCTTTCGGGGAATCCTTGAGGGATTCGGCGAGGGTTTTCAGAAAGCGGTCGATGCTGCGCTGGAGAATATTGCGGGCCTGCGCGAGGAGCTTGAGCGCACCGGTCAGTCCGCTACCCACCTCGAAGGTATCGAAGGATTTTTGCAGGGCCTGGGCCAGAGCGCTGCAAAGGAGATCGGCGCGGCCAGTACCGCGCTTGATGAATTAGGCAAGGCGGCGCAAGAGACCGAGGAGGACGAGGCTAAGCTTTCCGGTACGACCAAGGACACCAGCGCGGCACTAGAGCAGCTCAATACCGTCGCCACGGTTCTTGGCGTTACATTTCAGCCGCTCACTCAGAGCCTCTTGCTTGCCCAGAAGGCGATGGTCCTGTTCAAGGCCAATCTGCCGATCGCCGGTGCTACCGCAGCGATCGGTATCTTTGCGTTTTTAGGAAAACAAGCCGCCGATCTTGGCGCGCAGTTTGACAAGCTAAGTAAGAACACCGGGCTAACGACCGAAACCTTGTCGGCGTTGAGAATCGCTGCCGATGATAACAACTCCAGTATCGAGCAGCTTTCTACCGGGCTGCGATTTTTTAACCGAAACCTTTCGCTTGCTGCACGCGGCATCGGCTCGGCGCGCAACCTATTTCTCGATTTAGGGTTTACCGTCAACGAACTACAGGAAGCGCTAGAAAATCCTGACGCGGCACTTGAGCGGTTCGCCCGACGATTCGTGCAAATTAGAAGCGCGGCGCAGCGAACAGAGGTGGCGATGCGATTTTTTGGTCGTGGTGGCCAAGAGGTCGTTCAAGTATTGCAGGATATCGGCACGAAAGGGCTTGACCCGTTTCGCGAGAAAGCTCAGGCGCTTGGGTTGCTGGTTGATAGCGAACTAGCCAGAGCGGGTCGTGATTTTAACAACCAGATGACCGACCTCAAGAACTCCCTTTCCGGTCTCGCAGTTACGATCGGGAGGGAAGTCCTGCCAGCGCTAAACGGCCTACTGAGTATCATCAACCAGCTATTGCGCATAGACACTCGTAACGTATCGCAAAAGCTTGCGGATACAACGAACAAGGTCATCGACATAGAAAGCCGGGTTATCAGGCTGCTTGGTATTAGCTCTAAGGATGCCGGTGTAACTCTCCGCGATTTACAGAAAATGAAGCCGGATGAGATTCTCCGGCTACTAGACTACACGCGCTACCTACCTTCTCCCGATGCACGCAAGCGTCTCCGCGAATCACTCAATGATCTTGCCAAGGCTCGCGAGGAGATGGCAAAGCTCAACGATCAGCTCACCGCCGAAAGGGAGCGCGAAAAGGGTGACGGCACGCCACCACCTGATATTGGCGGCACCGATGCGGCAAAAGTTATCAAGAATTTCCGCGAGCAGTTGGAGCAGCAAATCGCGCTTAACGCCAAAGGAACGGCGATATTGCCGACACAGGCTGGCGTCAACCTGGCTAAGCTTATCCTTGGCGACGAAGCTGGGATGCGAAAGCAGCTCGAAGCTCAATTCGAGCAGTTTAAGAAAGCATTCGAGGAGGCGTTCCCCGGTCGCACACCGCCTAGTCTCGAAAGGTTTCGCAAGGAAATCGAAGCGATCATCAAAGATTTCAAGCTTGCGCAAGAGATCGCCGAGAGGATTCAAGAGGCGGAAAGGGCTGACGCCGAGCGCCAGCGCGAAGATCAGCAGCAGACGCCAGAGCAGGCGCGCGCGCAACGTGAGCGATTTTTAAATGAGCAGCTCGCACGCGAGATCAATCAAAAGCGCATTCTTGAGTTTAGCGAGCAAGGGCGCCTTGCGCTTTTGAACGATCAGCTCCAGGTGCTGAAAGATCAGGATGCGAGCTATGGCGCAATTTTAAGCGTCGCTAAAGAAATCGACGAGGTCGAACGCTCGCTGGTGGCGTTGGAGATCGAAAAGAAAAAGGCAGCATTGGCGACGGCGGAGGCCAAGGGCGACGTTGCCAAGCAGGAGCGTGAACTGCTGGAGGCAGAGATCAAGCTGCTCGAAACGCGGCTACAAATCACTGGCACTAAGGCACGCGACGCCGCGCGAGAACTCAAAGAGGCAATCGAGGAGCAGGCATCTGAGGCAGCTAAGAGTTTCGTTGATCGGTTGCTTGACGGCTTGGAGAACAAAGAAAATAATTTCCGCGACTTTTTCCGCAGCATGGGTCGTGCGCTTGCCGCCGATCTTTTGCAAGAGGCACTCAAGCAGCAGCTTATCGAGCAAGGAAAGCAGCAGGCGGCGGTTCTAGGAGAGGCGCCGAAGGATACGGTCGGCGGGCAGTTTCTCCAGCAGATTAGATATCTCGGCCACCTACTCGGCATCGAGTTCGCGCAGACCTTGGGCAAGAAAGCCGACCCGTTACTCACCGCTGGCAACACGATGCAGACGGCGGCGGATAAGCACATTCAAGCGGCGACGGCGTGGAGCAACGCACTGCACGGCGCCGGGCCAACTGGTGTGCGGCTTGCTGGTGCTGGGCCAGCGGCGCCGATTCGCGGGATTACCGAGAACGAAACTATATCCCTCGACGAGGCGCTCAATGACTTTTACGAGCAGCACGAGAGAGAGACGGCGGAGCAGTCAGGGGGTTTTGGCTTAGCAAACACGCAACAGTTTTTACCAGCCGGTATGGACCTGTTTACAGGGATTGGCGCCTTAACAGCGGGCAAGCAACCTGGCGCACTCGGTATCTTGAATCAGCTCGGCGGGGGATTCACGGCACTCAAGGGCGGACTCGAAGCTATCCAGGCGCTGAGCAAATTTGACTTTGCAAAAAACCTCGGTGGTGCTGGCGACTTTTTTGGTAAGATTTTCGGTGGCGCAGGAGATTTTTTCAAGCTAATCGGCGGATTCCTGGGTTTTGGCGGCGCTGCGCATGGTGGCATGTTTGTGCCGTCGCAGTTAAGCAACGCGGTCTCGTCGGGCGCAATTAAGAAATTCCGTTCTGGTGGGATGACGCGCGGGCCAGTGCTAGGCGTGCTCGGCGAGGAAGGCCCTGAAATCGTCGCGCGCATGAAGCCTGCGGGCGCGCATGATCGCGTTGCCGGTGGTGGCGACGGTGGAGGCGAGGGTCTCCAGCAGAATATTTTTCTTGTTGATCAACGCCGACCAAACCTTGGACCAAACGACGTAGAGATCATCATCGAGGATTCCATCAATCGCGGGCGTGGCGTGGCGAAGTCGGTTACTAACGTAGTACGCAGATCGCGTGGCAGGCGGGGATAGTGTCGCTTCCTTACCTATACGACAGAGTCAAAGAATCAACGGACACGACTGGCACCGGCGCTGTAAATCTCAACGGCGCATATACCGGCTTTCAAACATTTCACTCGACCGTCGCCAGCGGCAATGAATGCTACTACGCGATTGTCGGGGTGAGTTCTGAGTGGGAAGTTGGCAGAGGGACGTTTACCGGCTCAGCCTTGGCGCGTACAGAGGTGCTTGACAGTTCAAATGCTAAGGCCGCAGTGAACTTCTCTGCCGGGTCCAAGGATGTGTTCGTGACTGCCCCGGCGATCAATCTGGAACGAACCTTTGCGCACGTGCATCCGTTTCTTCTGATGGGGGCGTAAAAAGAGAATGCAAAATTATCAAATCCTCGGCCAAGTCTGTCCGACATCGGGCACGCTCACTGCCGTTTATAGCTGTAACGTCAAAGCGGCTATCATCAGTTCGATCATTGCATGCAACGTCGCTTCGGACGGCGCATCGTTTTGGGTTTCGGTTTGCTCAGGCGGCGGCAGCGATAACATCGCGCAGTACATTTACAGCAATATTTTCTTGCCAGCGTTTGATTCTTTCGGCTCAACGCAAGGCATCACGGTCCGCTCCGGCGACGTGATCAGAGTCAAGACCGACGCGAGTACAGCAATCGCGTTTTCTGTTTTCGGCGGAACATTCAGCTAATGTCACAAAGCTACGCAAGAGGGAGCTACGTTCGCGGGCGCAGCCAGCCGCGCATCAGGCCCGGCATTTTTGGCCTCGATACGAACATAAACGCTACGTCGCGACAGGGAACGGTTATCACTGGCGGAGCGGCCAACACGAAGGGTGATTACACCGCGCTGATAGCGTCGACATCCAACGACATCTACTCGCTATGGGTCGATTTTTCAAATGTCGCCGGTAGCGGCACTGCCGGGAACGCTCTTGTCGACATTGCCACTGGCGATGCAGGCTCCGAGTCGATCGTTATCGAGAACATAAATGCGGGCAGTTCAGCAGGTTCGGGCGCGCCATCATTCCCCAGGATTTATCACTTTCGCGGCATATATATTCCAGCCGGAACTCGCATCGCTGCTCGATGTCAGGGCAACCAGGCCGCCGAGACGATTACGGTCCAGTTGCACTGCGACGGAACGGTTCGGTGGGGAACGCAAACGACGTATGTCACCTATGGCGCGGATACGACTGACAGCGGCGGCACTCCAGTTACCCCGGTTGTTGGGTCGTTCGGTAATTGGACCGAAATCGGCACGACGAGCCGCGATCACCTGTTTTGGTGCGTGGGGTTCGACATACAAAATATCACCCTGGCAACGCTCAATACCGTAACCCTTCAAATCGGTTATGGGCCTGATAGTAGCAACGTCACCGCGATTGGAGGAGCCATTGGCTTATACGCGGGCAACGAGACCGTCGGGTCACTTTGGCCGCCAGTGATGCCAGCCGCATCGGTTCCAAGCGGAACGAAGGTGTGGGCTAGAATACAATCGAGCGCCACGACAACAGCGCTAGGCGTCATTATTTACGGGTGCTGAACGATGCACGGATTTACTTCAAATAGATACATTCGCGGCGTAGCGCAGTCGCGCACCATCGTGCCGCAAGCTGCCTATACCTCAGACCTTGACGGAGTTGTAGTCACCGCCTCTGGCTCGACCAATACTAAAGGCGACTACATCGAACTCGTCGCATCGCTTCTCGAAGATACCTATGCGCTTTACCTAAGCATCTGGGGCGGCGCTTCCACGGTCAACACTTCTGCGTTATTCGACATCGCTACAGGCACCGCAGGCAATGAGGTGATCATAATCCCGAACCTGATGGCGGGCTACGGGAACAACATCAGCAGCCCGAGCTATGGTGTCACTTACCTGTTTCAGGGCATTTATCTGCCTGCCACGACGAGAATTTCTGCGCGAGTACAGTGCGCGACGGCTAGTCGAACTTTCGGAATTAGGACTGCCGCTGAGCACTCGGTACGTTACAGCAGTTCTCAATCCGACGTAATCGCTTACGGAGCGAATACGGCTGACAGTGGCGGAGTGGCCATCACGCCTCAAAGCGGCGCATTTAGCGCGTGGGTTGAGATCGCGACGACCAGCCGCGACCATTTGTTTTGGGTGCCAGCTTATCAGCCTGGTGGCGATACAAGCATCGGCACGTCAGATATGCTGTGCGAGTTTGGCTATGGGCCTGACAGCAGCAACGTCACGTCACTGGGAGTATTTGCGTGGAGGTCGACGGCCACGAACGAATGTATCGCTGGGCCTTGGCCGTTCGGCGTAGCAGGCTCAGTGCCTAGCGGAACTAAGCTCTGGGGGCGTATCGCCGGGGGAGATGTTGAGTCACGAGATGTGGCGATCTACGGAATATAAATGCTTGGCAACCATGCCCTCAGCGAAGTACCAATTTCAACGCTTCCAGGCGCAGCGGCGCCAGCCGGTGGCGGCGGTGAGGGCGAGCTTTTCACCGAACAGCCATCGGATAGCGTTGCTGTCAGCGATAGCCTGCGCTTCGTTCACAACCGCGTTTTTCCAGACGATCTTTCGCTCCAGGATGAGTTTCGCAAGCAGCTTACAAAGCGTTCCGGCGACGACCTTACGCTTGCAGACAGCGTCTCGTTGCTATTACGACGAGATGCCGCGCTCGCCGATGTTCAGGACATTGCCGACAGCCTATCAATCCTGCTTAACCGCAGCGTTCCGCTTTCGGACATCCAGGATATCTCCGATCAGATCAGGGCGCTGCATGTTAGACGCTTCGGCGATGATCTTTCGATCGTTGATAGCGCATCGATCTCCAAAACCGGCATTCAGCAACTCGCGCTTGGCGATACACTCGACGTTAGTGACGAGACCCGCAAGCAGATTACCAAGCGGATTACTGAGACTCTCGACCTCTCCGATGCTGTTACAACCACGGCGTTTCGCGGCCTTACCACTCTCTCTATTTCGGAGAGGCAGGATATACTCGACGCCACGCGCGCAACACATCATCGATTTTTCCCTGATGACTTCTCGCTCTCCGATCAGGCAACCGTTTCGAGACCGCTTCGAGTCGTTGCACCGACTGAGCAAGTTGACGTTACCGATGCGGTTTTTTTGCAGCAATTACTCGACACGCTGCGCGTCACCGACGAGCAGACATTTACCGACGAAGTTACACTGGAGCTTCTCAGACGCGAGCTGGCTTTCTTCGATAGCTTGCCGGTCCAGGATGATGCAACCGTTACTCGGTTCGCCGATGAACTGGAGGTTTTAATGGCTGGTATCAGGACCTTTACATGCACGCCGGGATTTACCATCCTGCGCGAGGCGATGACTAAAACCTCGGTGGTGGAGTTCGATAATAGCGGACTCTTTGCTCTATTTGGACGCTCATCGAGGCCGACGTACAGATTCCGTATTCCGCTGGTGGCCCTAACTAAGCACCAGTGCGATTCACTCAGCGCGTTTCATCATTTCCACCAGGGCGCCAAACCATTTTTCTGGGATGGCGGCTACTATGGCTATATCTCATCTCTCCAGCTCGTGGGCGAGGGGAACGGCTCCAAGACTGACTATTTTCTGCCAAACCGATTCATCGACGCCAATTCAATAACTGTCGGCATTTACAACGGAACGACGACATCTATTACCACGGCTTTCTCGCTTTACGCGGACCAGGGCATGATCAGCTTCGCAACGGCGCCGACAAGTGGTCACGATGTCATGGCCTCTCACGCTCACAAGTACAAAGTTGTATTCGAGCCGGATGGCCTCAAGGTCGAGGAGTTTTACTCTGGTATTTTCCGCGCGGAGATCGTGCTCCGCGAAACTCTGTTATGACAAAACGTAAATGCTGTATCGAGGGCGATAAAGTAGTTATCAGAAAGAAAAGGCGGCGAATTAAAAAACAACTCGACGCGGTGATTGCTGCTCTAGTTAAAACCAATGCGACAGCTCAGCTCAAATTTCATTAGGGAAAAGAATCGACTCGGAGAGGGTAGCCCCTGGGCGCACTTAGTCGAGGTATCGCTTAACGTCAATACGACGGCGTATCTTACGACTCATCCCGAGACGCTCACGTGGAACAATAACACCTACATGCCGGTTGGAATGCGCATCTCCGCAGAGGAACAATCGGGCGATGGCTCGTTACCTCGTATGCAAATCGACGTAGCCAACCCGGTCGGCTCGGTTTTTAAGTTCGCGCGCGAGAATAACCTTGTCCTGCGAGACGTGACGATCAGATTGATCAACACTTCGCTAACTTCGTCGGGCGACGACACGCGGGTCAAGATGCAAATACTCGGCTCTGCTTTTGTCGAGGAACAGGCAACATTTACGCTTGGATTCAAATTCAACTTTGACGCAGAGGGGCCGCTGCGCGTCTATAACCGCCGCGACCATCCGATGATACCAGTCAATTTCAGAAATTACGCAATACTAAGCTGATGGCCGAGCTGGATAGCATAAACGACCTTTCGCTCGACGACGAGAATCTTAACGCTGGCTCCGAACGTGGGCAGGCGATTATCGAAGAGAGCATTCGCCGTCTGGGCGCCGGGCGATCGATCGTCGTCGACAAGAACGGCAAGACCATCGCGGGCAACAACGTCCTCCAGAAGGCGGTTGAGCTTGGCCTAGAGGCTGAGTTCGTCCATACGAACGGAAGCAGGCTAGTGGTTGTCGTGCGCGACGATCTCGATCTCGATAACGACACACGCGCCCGCGAGCTATCGATCGCGGACAACCGCGCGTCCGAGGTCGGGCTTAACTGGCGCGCAAATCTGCTAAACGAGATGCGCGTAGCCAAGGCTGGCCTCAAGCTGGACTATATGTTTACCACCGTTGAGCTGCAAAAGCTTGGCGAGCGAATGCAAAAGAAATTGCAAAGAAACGAGCGAACAGTCACATGCCCGAATTGCAAACAGGAGTTTACACCCTGAGTAATGTCGCGATTATGATGCGCTATGGTCGGATTCCGTACCTAGCGGGTGGCGACGGGTTCTCAGGTATCGACTGCGTATCGTTTGTGCGCCGCTACTTCCGCGAAGTCATGGGCGTCGACATGCCTAAGTCGGTGAGGACCTGGCGGCGATTTTTCCGCCCACTCGATAGCAGCGAGACAATGCAAAAAGACGACCTCATCATCATGATGGGCGCCAATCGATACAATCTCGCAGACCATTTGGCGATTGCATTTTCACCATCTGAGATCATGCACGCATCGAGTGCGTGTAACGGTATCATCTGCACCCGCGTGGAACGACATCAACATACTGTACTCGCGGTTTGGCGATTAAAGGAGACGCTATGAAAAAGCGCGTTGGGCCGATGCGCGTCGCCATGAAACGACTCGCGCGCGAGCTTGGAATTTCCGAATGGACGCTAATGGATAGGTTAGAGGCGCGCCTGGATATCGAGCCTCGCCCAGTCATCGTCCGGGACGAAGCGCGCGGCATTACGCGCGGCGTATTGAGGCACGGAGATGCGCGACCAGGGGAAAGGGTTCTAGTAAGCGAAACAAAACAGGACGCGATCTATCGCTACATCGCGGAAAACCTCGGCACTCTCGATCTGCGAAAGTTGGCTCAATGAAGGTAGTATTTCACGACTTAATCGGCGAAAAAAAAGCGGAAGGCTGGGCGCAAGATTTACCGGCTGGAGTCGGCCTTGGCGAGGCATTTGACCGAGAGCCGAAGCTTCGGGCGGTTGCGCCGTCGATCACTCAGGTTAAGGTTAACGGTAGGCCGATCGTAGACTGGCGAAATTATCACCCTTCCTCGAATGATCATGTTTATTTTGCCGTTGTTCCGACTGAACTTGGGGGTATCATAGCGGTCCTACAATTAGTTATCGCGCTCATTTCCGTCGCATCTTTCATCGTCGGCCTTTTTGCTAAACCGCCTAAACCGCAAGAGGGCCAATCGCAGTCGCCGACCTATACCTTCGAGGGTATCCAAGACACCTTTGAGCCTGGTTCGCCTATCCCGATC